CCCGCAGTCCCGACACCGCCGCAGTCAGCTCGTCGGAAATGGTGCCCATCATCCCGGACAGCTGCTGCGACAGCAGGTCCTCCATATCCCCGAACATGCCCCGGATCTCGTAGAGACCGTCCATAATCCCCCCGGCGGCGAACCCCGGGACCTTGTGCGCCGCCATGAACGGGGCGATCTGGTGCACCAGGTGCTTCGGCACGACCGCCTCGCCCGGCTCCAGCATCGCCGGGAAGATATCTCCCCCGCCGTAACCCGGGACACGCCACCCGGTCTGGGCGTTGGTCAGCCGCATCCCGCCGCCGGAACCCGCGAGGGTCGCCGGAGCGATCCCCCCTGCCGGGGTGGCGGCCCCGATGTACTGGCTGAGCACCCGGTTGATCGTGGTGACCACGACGCTGACGCTTTTCCCGTGCACCTGCGCGATCGCGGCGATCAGGTTCTGCACCGCCGCCGGATTCGCGGTCGCGTGGATGTTCACGTCCTTGCTCTCCAGCGAGGAGATCAGGGACTTCAGCGATTCGGCGGCGGCGGCCCCGGATACGCTGACCTTGATGTTCATCGCGGCCTGCACCTGCCCGACGATGCCCTTGATAGCTGAAGCCGACAGGCCCTTCCCGGACAGGGCGCTGCCGATGATCGCCTTCACGTCCCCCGCCGACGCGCTCACCGACTTGAAATCCTGCGCGAGGGACTGCGCGGCAGCATGGAAGGCGCTGGTGTTCACGTCCCCGGCGGCGGCCTTGAAGTCCTTCATGTCCTGTGACATCTTCGGCAGGTTCAGCGAGCCCTTCGCCAGGGCCGCGTACGCGTCCTCCTGCATGGTGGACCCGAACTTCTGCGCCTGCGCGGAGACATCCGACAGCCCGATAGTCCCCTGGGTTACGGTCGCGTTGTACTTCTTCTGCGAGTCGGCGGCCTTGTCGATCGCCCCGGAGATCGCCGCGTAGTTCTGCGCCTGGGTCTTCCCGGACTGGTACGCGGGGCCCCCGACCTCCTGGGACAGGATCCCCAGCTGCGCCAGGGCAGCAGGGGACTGCCGCGCGTACGGGAGAAGCTGCTGCGCCTGGTAGGCGCCCGCCCCGGCGACCTGGGCCCCGGAGAGTACCCCGGAGGTCTGCGCGGTGCGCAGCCAGTCCAGCATGGATCCGGCCTGCTGGATCAGCCCCGGGTTGGTCGTGGAGACATTGCTGAACGCCGACCAGGCCTGCTGTGACGCGGGGCTGGTGAACCCCACTAGCGCTTTCGCGATCGCCCCGGTCGATTCCTTCGTCGCGGACGCAGACAGCTTGGTGACCTCCGCCGCGTCGGCAGCGGACTTCAGCGACGACCCGAGAGACTGCATCGTCTGGATCGACCCGGCGAACCCGGTCGCGCCCATGCTCCCCCCGGCGGCGTTGGAGATCAGCTGATCCCAGGCCGGGTTGACCGTCCCCAGCTGCGATCCCTGCAGCCCCTGCGCGATCTGCACCGCCCCGACGTTCGCGAACAGCGACCCCCGGGACTGGCTCATCGCCTTGTACCCGGCGGCGGTGTTCGCGATCTGCTGCATCGCGACCGCGCTCAGCTTCCCGCCCTTGAACGCGGTGGCCGTCTGCAGTCCCGCCATGTCCGCGAGGGCATACGCCTGCTCCAGGCTTCCCCCGGTCGCGGACTGGATCTGCCCCCCGGCGGACAGCAGCTCGTTCAGCTGCTGAGCTGCGTTCTGCAGGGCCACGTTCGCGGTCCCCCCGGACGTCCGCACCTTCGGCCCCCCGAAGGCAGAGAAAATCCCCTGCGTGGCGTCCCGCATCCCGCCGAAAATGTCCCCGTGCGCGAATGTCTCTGCGAGTCCGTGCCCGATGGCGCGATCCGGGGACAACGACCCGGCCTGCCCGGCGATGCTGGCGAACTGGTTCATGTTGGAGAACAGGGTGTCGCCCGCCTGGCTGAAGCTCGCCTGGCCCGCTAGTGTCTGCAGCCGCTGCACCCACTGCTGCGTCGGGGATGCGGCAGTGATCGTCTTGCCGATAGCGTAGGCCCCGGCCGCTATTCCGGCGATCGAAGCCCCGCCCAAAGACCCCAGCGCTCCCGCCGCCCCGGTCCCGGCGATCGTATCCCCTTCGGCTGCAGCCAGGCCTGCCGCGACATCATCCGCCGTCGCTGTCCGGGCGACAGTCCCGAGAATCCCCCCGGGAGCCCTTCCCATCAAGTTCGCGAGGCTTCCGACCATCCCCACCCCGTACCGGTTGCCCGCTTCCGCAGCCAGTCCCAGCCCCAGCAGGTTCGTCGGGATATGCCCAGTCAGCCAGGACGCCCCCTTGGTGATCCCCTGCAAGGTGGAAAGAAGATCCCCGCCGACCCCGGGAAGAGCGGGGGCGACATGCAGGAACGTCGTCCCGATATTCCCCAGCACATCCCCGAACTGCTGCAGATCACCGGTCCCCTGGGATACCAGGTCATTCAGGGATTTCCCCTCGCCGCCCTTGAAGGCCAGCGTCACCTTCGCGGCGAACCGGTCCACCATGTCAAGAGTATTCGTGCCCAGCTGCCAGAAGTTGCTCAGGCCCCCGGACGCATTGTCCGTGGCGGCCTTGATGGAATTGATCCCGGCCCCGAGAAGCTCCCATACCTGCGGGTCAGCAGCGGTCTGCGCTTCCTGCAGGGCATCCCCGAGGCCCAGCATCTGCCCGGGAGTCTGCCCCCCGATGCCGCTGCCCAGCGACTGCCCCACCGCATTGATGGCAACCATGCGCCCGTACAGGGTCTGGCCGCCTTCAAGGCCCACGGCACCTGCCGCCAGCCCGGCGACAGTCGCAGGCCCGGCGGTCGCAAGGACCTCGTTCATCCCCATCATGATGTAATGCCCGATGGTCAGCCACCGGCCGACGTTCGGGACGATCGTGGCACCCCGCTCACCGGCCCGGCCCAGGTCGAACGCGCCGCCGCCCGCGATCGCCCCGGCAGCTCCCAGCCCGAGATCCGCCAGTCCCCCGAGGCCGCCCGCCGCCCTGACCGCGACATTACGGGCAGCATCCGCGAGAGCGTAGCCCCCGAGGTTCCCGACAGCAGCCCGGACGGTACCCCCGATACCGGAATTGAAGAGCGTCGCGGCAACCGCAGCGACAGCCCCGCTTGCGACGAGATCCGGGATGATCGAGCTGTACCTCCGGGATGCCTCGTCAGCGGCCATCGCAGCCAGGACACCCCGGGAAAGACCTCCTCCTCCGCCGCTGAGACCGCTCCCGAGACCGGCGCCTGCCGTTGCCCCTATCACCGATGCGGCGACGTCCCCTGCTGCGTCAGTGCCCCCGCTGCGGGGGAACAGCCTCGCCGCCACCGCATTCGCGAAGGTGTCCGCGAAAGACCCGACGTCCTGCCGGGATGCAGCAGCCGCTTCCCGCTGCCCGGCGATCATCCGGGACAGCAGGAGAGCATCCGTTCCCTTGCTGAAAGTGCCCCCCGCACTTCTTCTGATCGCAGCAGCCGCCTCGATAATCGGGTCGATGGCAGCAGCATCATCCCCTGCCCCCCTCGCGATCCCCGCAGTAGCCAGAGCGTCGGTGAGAATGCTCCCGCTGGTGCTCCTCAGCTTGGAATAAGTTGTTGATACTGCCGACTGGCCCGCCACTGCGGCCCTTTCCGCAGCCCGGCCCAGCCTCTCAGTCTCCTGCGTCAGCTTCGCGACGGCAATTCTTTCCTTCTCCAGTGCCACCGCCCGCGCATCCGACGCGGCCTGCGCTTGTTTCGTTATATCCGCGATGCGCTGGTCTGCCGCCGACGCCCGCACTTCCTGCCAGGCGAGCGCGACCTTCGCGATCTCCCTCTGCTCTTCCCGCAGCTTCGTGATATGATCATTCGCCATCTTGATCATATCGGCCTCGTAAGCCTTCTGCTGCTCAGCTTCCTCCATCTTGTTCCACAGGCGCTCATTCATGACCTGCCGCATGGCGGAGGCGTGAGCATCAGGGGAGAAAAGCTGCCCTCCGGTGTTCCTGGCGAAATCCTCCAGCTGCCGCTTGAACGCAGCGAGATCCCTGCCGATCCCTTCCAGGGAATTATGCAGCCCCTCATTCTTCCCGATCATCTGATCGAGGGCTTCTATGTAATCGCTGCTGTCAGCCCCGAAAGGCTGGACGACACTGGGAAGACCCTTAGGCATTACTCACCTCCTCGATAGATATCACGGGTCGTAGGGAAGGAATCCCTCGACAGCGGCCTCCTGCAGCTCCCCGTCCCGGATCGCCTCTTCCGTAGTGGGCCCCAGGAACGGATGCGGCGGGGAAACCAGGAACTCGTGGTACCAGGAACCTCCGGTGTCCGTCCAGTGCAGGAACTTCCCGGACGTCGGGACAATAACGCAGCCGAACTCCAGGATCCGGGAATACTCCGCCGAGTTCCCCACAAACGCAGTAGCCCGCAAACCAGTGTGCGCCGGGGTCCAATACATGCTCCGGGACAGTTCCCCGGAGGCGTAGGCAGGCGGCTCCCCGCCTTTGGCCCGGTGCCACATCCCCTGCGGATGGGAAATCCTCGTGAGAGTCCTCTTCGACGTGCGGTCCGCGATGTACCTCGCCATCGCATTAGCTGCGGGAGGGGCACCCTGCAAAGCTTTGTTCCGCACCTGGATCAGGTACTCCAGGTTTTCCTTCGGAGTAACCATTACCCCCGCGCAGCCATCCTTGCCAGCAGCTCATCCACCGCCGGGCCCATGAACTTCCCCGCCACCACGCTCACGTCATACTCCCCGGCAAATTCCCGCAGTTTCTCCCTCGGGACCTCATCCCTGCGGTCATAGGCCTCCTCGAAAGCGGTGACCATCTCCTTCACCGAGGGCCTGATCCACCAGCCTTTATGGACCCCGTTCCAGAAGGGCTCCCCGTCCACCTGGACGCCGAAGGGATTCAGCTCCTCCATCGCGGACGCGCGGGTGGTAATGACGGGCGTGCCGCAGGCCTGGGCCTCGATGATGGGCAGCCCGAAGCCTTCCCCGTAGGAGCACCCGGCCATCACGTCGATCGCCCCGTACCAGTCCGCGAGATCGGCTGGCTGGATCAGCCCGCCGTGGTAGCGGTACTGGTCGGCGGCCCGGATGCAGTCGGTGATCCCGAGGTTCTCCGCGAGGGCCTCCAGGTCCTGTCCCCCGTCCTGGTGGATCCCGGTATGCAGGGTCAGCAGGGAATCCGGGTGGGAGCGGTGGAATTTCGCGAACGCGAGCATCTGCTCCGGGTGGCCCTTGCGGATCGCGTCGTTGTTGGCCCCGTTCAGCCCGATGACGAACTTATCCGGGTCCAGCCCGGCTAGTTCCTTTGCCTTCCGGCGGTCTTCCGGTGGACGGAAAATCTCCGTGTCGATCCCGTGCGGGACGTAGACGGGATTAAATCCGGCGGTGCGGAACCTGTCATAGCCGAAGCGGGACATCGCGATCAGCTGGGCGCCTGATGCGTCGATGCAGGCCTTGTCCGCGACGGACATGGGGCGGCAGTCCGAGGGCAGCCAGTGCGCGACCGGCATCTCCTTCAGCAGTCCTGCATCCAGTACCCAGACATCCCCGAGGGTGATCACGAGATCGGGATTGACGGCCTTGCAGTGCTGGGACAAGCTCGCGGAGCAGTACCCGTGGCCGAACCCGGGGAGAATGGGGATGCCATTCCAGTTCGTCGGG